AACCCACTGGCGAACAAATAATGTTTGGAACCGCACTTGCCATTTATATGTACGCAAAACAACCTGAGTGTGTTAAATGGACATGGAGCGGGGATGTGTATAACCGAAAAGTAGTATGTTTGGTGTGGCGTAAAAAAGAAAAAGAGGAGAAGAAGAAATGATTGATCCGCTAACGGCACTTGCAGGTATACAATCTGCAATTAGCATGGTTAAAAAAGCATCTCAAGTTGCTAATGATTTAGGTTCTCTTGCTCCAATGATTGGCAAGATGTTTGATGCTAAGAGCACTGCCACAAAAGCTTTAATGGAGGCTAAAAAGTCTAAGAAAGGTTCCAACATGGGAACCGCTCTTCAGATTGAAATGGCATTAGAGCAGGCCAGGGCTTTTGAAGAAGAACTAAAGATGTTGTTTATGCAAACGGGTAAGATTGACGTCTGGAATAAGATTAAAGCACGTCAAGCAGAAATGGATGCTGATGATGCCAATGATTTAAGACTGTTTAACGATCAAGAACGTAAGCGTAAACAAAAAGAAGCAGAACTAAATGAATGGGCAGTAATTTTAAGTGTGTGTGCATTTGTTTTATTCATAATGGTTATTGGTGGTTATGAATTGCATCAATTTTGTCAAACAGGTAACAGGTGCGGAAGATGAACGAATATCAAAAAACCTTTGATATGTGTTTAAAGATATTTGTGTATGGGTGTGTTGCGTTATATTTTTTAGGGTTTCTTAAATTTCTTCCAGATGACTTATCGGATAGATTAGTTAATGGTTTGATAGGTAGATTTCTACCTGGTTAATAAATATTTTTAAAGGAGAAAATTATGTTAGACATTTTACTTTGGGTAGCGGTAGGTGCATTTATTGGCTGGAATTTTCCCCAACCATTCTGGGCTAAAATGATGCAAGAAAAAATACAAGCAATGATTGCTAAAAAATAAGGAGTACTTATGGCTGAAGAAAAGAAACCTCTAAGTAGGAGTGAACGTGAAGCTCAGATCAAAGACAAAGCCGGGTGGCTTATTACCGTACTTGCTGCACTTCTGGCCATTAATACCTATATTGCTTCTGGCAATAGTTCTAAAGTATTAAACAATACTATTAAAGCAAACGATACCTGGGCTTTCTATCAGGCTAAGTCTATTAAGCAGACCCTGGCTGAAATGGCAAGAGACGATGCAGTTGAGAGAAAACAATTTGATAAAGCAGACAAATTAACTGCTAAGATTAATCGTTACGAATCTGAACCAGCTACTGGTGAAGGTAAGAAGGAATTAATGGCTAAAGCACGAGCATTAGAAGCCGAGCGCGATCAAGTACGTAAATCAGGTCCCTGGATGACGTTTGCAGGATCAGGCTTTCAGATCTCAATTGTGTTACTATCTGCTAGTATCTTAGCTGTTGCTCCTGCCCTGTATTTGGCAAGTATAGTAGTTGGTGCTTTGTCTGCGTTACTAATGAGCCAAGGAATATGGCTCTGGTTACCGTTAACTCTGTGATACAATAAACTCGGCTTCAGGTATTCGTACCTTGCCGTTTTTACTTCCAAGTACAATAACGATACGGCGACCAACATCCGTATCTAACATCATTACTATACAACCACCGGCTGCATTTGTAGTTCCAGTCTTACTAACAATAAAACTATGACGCTTGCCAACAATAGGATTAGTGTTATTGAATGATTGAGATTGCTTACCTGTTTTAATTGTAAGTACAGCTGTACGACTGGCTTGAGTTATTTCTGAGTAATGACTTGCCTCAAATACCAATCTAAGTAAGTCTAACGCAGTACTGATATTCATTGGACTTAGACCGGTTGGCTCTACAAACTTAGTCCTCAACATCCCTAGGTAGTTTGCTTTTTCGTTCATGTAGCGAATACATTCAAACCGACCACCTGGAAAATTATCACATAACACTTTAGCCGAGTTATTATCTGATTTTACTAAGGCCAGTTGAATGTGTTGCTCTCTTGTATACTTACCAAGCTTCTGTTGCATGTTTTGATTATTATCAATAACAGCCATTACAGTCATTAACTTGGTAATACTTGCAATAGAACGAACCTCGGTAATATTATACCCCTCAATCAAGTTACCCTGATCATCGGTCTCAAGCCAACTTTGTGCAGTAATGTTAACCGCAAATGCATTACTAGCAAATAGTAATGCAGCGAGTATTATCGCTCTCATCAGTTATACCCCAGTATAATATTATGAGGTATAATAATAAAGGGTGCAGGGGAAGGAGTCGCACCTACGACCTCTGGATTATGAGTCCAGCGCTCTTCTACTGAGCTACCCTGCGTTATCGGTCTACAAGTTCCAGGGAAAACCGCCGGGATAAACTTCCGCTTGCTTGCTGTTCCCGTCAATGAAGAATTCGGCTTGAACTGAGCCATCGTTACCCCCTAGCCTGTAGTTAAGTGTGTATTTACCAGAGCATGCATAATTGTCATGCTTAATATGGTCTTTTAAAATAGTATAAAATCTTCTATCTCCGCCCCACCCGTAATCCCAGATGTGACATACTTGTCGATAGAAAGTTGTCTTAAAACAATATGAACTGGTATCTATTAGATAAGCATCTTTATTTACCCATGCAGGCCACCTACCTAATGATTCACAGTTATCAACTGTAATATAATTTTTATCTTTATCAAAAATTTGCCTGAGTGAATAAGCCCAATCAAGCCTCTTACTTTCAATAGTATTTATTAAGGAGTCTATATGATCAGGTTCAAACCAATTATCTTGGTCTAAGAAGAGAACATAATCGTGATTGATAAGATGGCCAATCCCAGCCATGATTCGGTGCCCGTAAAAGCCGCCCCCACCGGTGTTAAACGGTAAGTCCAGTCGTTTAACTTTTCCACCTGTAATGATTCTTGCATCGTTTAATACCTCGTTTACTCTAGATGAAAACTGAACACCGTCTACTACTAAAAGGTGCTCTACCTCTTTATTTGTTTGATTTAGTACTGAGTGTACAGCATCAGCTAATTCTGGTGACCCTATAGTGGGCGTAATAACTAAAATACTCAATCCCACAACCCCTGATAGTATTTACCGAATAAACGGAACCCGTTTGCTTTACGATCTTGATGGGCTTTAAGCCCTGGTTGATCTATTTTAATTTTATGGAGATTCTTATTAAAGTCTTTTTCTTTCTCATCCCACTCGGCATGATCAAAGAACTTTTCTTCACTCTTATCATCTAAATTTTGTTCAAACGCCCAGATCATTTCATTAAGAGCCCAATCCCAACGTTTAAAATGATTTTCATCAGTATCCCAATCATTTTCCTTTGGTGGTGCAGATGTGCTCTTTAGTTCTTCTGGTACATCTTCATCATCTACAAAAGGGGATCCGTGCTTAGTCTCTTTGAGCTGTTTAAGCATCGGAACAATAATATGAGAAAGAGTATAATCCATACTCCACGTATCCCATCGATCTATTTTAACGTAATTAATCTTAGGATGAATGAAGTCCAGAACTTTTTGAATACCTTGACAGATAGGCGTTAGACGATCTGACCATTTATCAATGATAGGTTCATCATATTCAATTTCACGCCAGAAGAAGACTTTTTCCAGTACCGTATATGGACTAATCCAATGGTAGCGGTATTTGCTCAAATATACCTTCACGTCTATTCCTATCTAAATTTGTTAACTTAACAGTCTCACCAACTACCTCCATATGGATGCGATCACCTTCTCGCCAGTCATCATCTTTACAGAAGTCTTCTGGTAGTTGAAGGATACCGTCTCCGGAACCATCTTCGGCGTCTAAAATTTCAGCAGTATAAGTTTTCATAAAATGGTACACCCGAAGGGACTCGAACCCCTAGCCAAGGGATTATGAGTCCCCTGCTCTAACCGTTGAGCTACAGGTGTGTTATTGGTTAACACAAAGCATTACTTCGTTTTTAACGATACGAGTAATAGGGTCGTATACCTGAACCAAACAATTGTATGTACTGGTTTGAGGGAACGGTTGTTGGATAATAATTGGTGGTTGCGGTGCTGGTTGATTAGCGCGAGCAGCATCAGTTAAAATAGCCCCTACAATTACCCCACCAATAAGAGGGGCAACCCAGTTACCACTGCTAGGTCGATGACCGTAATGACCGTGATGGCCATAATGACGATATTGCGCAAAGGCACTAGCTGAGACTAAAAGTAACAATACTACGAGTAACTTTTTCATAACATTCCTTAGTTAATGAGTCTATTATATAGCTATCTCACGTTACTATCAACTGTTACTTCTTACGTAACGCCTCTTTGCGCATGGATACTGAATGTCTCATATGAGGTTTACGTACCTTCACATACTCCACACCATCAATGATACGAATGTCGGTATAGTCCTCACATATCCATTCCTCCGAGTTAATCGGATTTACAAGTGTTACGGGTTGAGATTTCTTTTCATTTTTCATAATATTTTGCATTATGACGTGAAACATTATAGACCGGCCAGTTGAATACCTGAACCGAAAGCTGAATTATATTGATTATAAAGTTCTTTGACGGGTTTTGCGCTCCAGACAACTCTAGCCCTATCTACCTCAATAGAATGATCCTCAGTATAAGCCGCATAAGGGAACATACCCATCATAGGTTGTTCAGGGTTTTGACGTGATGGGACCATTTGTATTGCACATGGTTTACTTAAGGTAAGTATTTCACTACCCGTTACATCTGCAATCAACTCTTCACCTGTAGTCAATTTTACAACTTTAATCATGTTACAACAATCTCTTCTATAAATTTATAAGCACATTCTTCATTATAAAATATTTTAAAGAAATATGCAAGTGTTAACGGGTTATGAAAAAACACTAATATCTGGTCATCAAAAACACTGGCTTTAATAACCCAGTTTTTTCTTCTGACAGGTATTAGTGATAGTATGATCATGATCCTCTGAAACGATTTAAGTGTCTCTTAGCTAATGCCATTCTAGTTTCGATAATAATATTTAGTAATTTTTTTAACATTATAGCATACCTCGTCTCATTAATGTTCTCGTTCTTGTCTCCAGATCCTTATGATCTACAGAATCACCAAGATAATCTTCTATTTCATTTTGGTATGAAGGGGTGAATGCTCTCCCCACCCATGACCAGAAATCTGATAGTTTAGGGGTATCGACACCCCTTAATGCTTCTAATTCTTTATACATAGCTTTTCCTTGTCTTGTGAACAATTTAAAAAGCCCCCGAAGGGGCCTAGTCTTACAGATCTCGATCTTGTGGATCTTCTGTAAGTAGTTGGGGTTTAGTTTTTTTAGGTTTAGCTTCTGAAGTATCTTTAACTTCGATCTTCTTTGGCTTTCTATGTTCAGGAATAATACGCTCTAAAAATACTTTAAGCATACCATTGAACATTTCAGCGTTTTGTACTTCGATTTGATCATCGAGCGCAAAAGAGCGGGTGAAGGCGCGATTGGCAATTCCCTTGAACAGGAAATTATCTTCAGCTTCGTTTGACTGAACGTTACCCTTAATTAACATCTTACCGTCATTGAGTTCGATCTCAATGTCTTGTTTAGAGAAACCGGCAACAGCTACTTCAACAACGTAAGTATTATCGCCTGTCTTCTTAATGTTGTAAGGGGGATAGTTAGGAATGTTTTTAGTCATATCGTCATGCATTTTAGCAAGACGATTAAACTGATCATCAAAGCCAACAAAGAATTTATCCATGTCTTTAAAACCAGGACCAAATGTTGTTAGTAATGTCATATTAAGCTCCCTTTTTTGCAGTACCTGTAATT